CTCTGATTAACTCGTGTGAGTATAGATCACATGAGGTTCTTAACAGTAACTCTTCTGTAGTAGCGGTTGCTGTTAACACGAAGACGACCCAGACCAGCATCGGTGCCTTCTGCAAATGGGTTAGCAGTGATACCGTAACGGGTCTTAAAGCCAATCTTGGGCTGGAAGCTGTTCTCACCAACGGCACGAACCATCTGGAGAGGAACGTATGGGCAATAGAACAGACCTGCGTCATAAGGTGAAGAACCCTTATAACCAACAACGTAGTACTGGTTAGCAGCAACGTTTGCCGAATAAGGATCGATGTAGACACGATACTTACCTTGCAGGACACCTGCGAAGGTGTTACCAGTGTCATCAACGTTCAGGTTTGCGTTGAGTGCAGGGGTGTAGTCGAGAACACCAGCCATGGTCAGTGCAGAAGCAACGTCTGCAGAGCACATGATGATGTTGCCCTTTCCTCTACGAGTTCTTTGTGCGATTGCGTTAGCATCACGCTCGATTTGGAACAGGAGACCCTTGAACTTCTCAACAGACCAACGACCGTTGGAGTCGATGTCGAGGTCGAACTCACCTGCGGTAGCAACGTTGGTTGCAGCACCTTGCTCAGCAATCTTGTAGATGGTTCTGATGACTTCACGGTTGATCTCAGCAAGAATCTCTGTGGAGAGAATATTTGCGAGTTCAGCCTCAGCATTCAGACCATGGATTGCCTTAAGGTCCTGAGCCAGTTCCAGTGAGTATTCTGCTTTCAGAGCACGGCTCTTAGCAGTAACAGTGACCTTCTCGATCGAGAATGCCATCTGGTTGAAGGCATTGGTGCTGGTTCCGTCCAGTGCTTCAGCACTGTCGGTACGCATACCCTGACCGACGTTGTATCCAGTGGAGGATGCAGAACCAGTTGGGTTCAGAACGGAAGGATTGGTGCCTGTCTGTGAAGTAGTACCCAGACCAGCAGCAGCATCGGAGAATCCGTTTGCATCATCCAGACCAGCAGGTTGACCGGAGAATGCGGTGTCTGCTTCGTTGAAGAATGCTTCGGTTCCGCTCTGGTTGGTGTAGCGGGAACGCATTGCGAAGATGAGTCCAGTAGGACCACTCATTGGTTGAACACCTGCCAGGTCATATGCGACCAGGTTAGGCATTGAACGACGGATCAGTGAGATCAGTACGGGATCGAAACCTGCAACAGGACCTGCTGCAGCTGCACTACCACTGAAACCAGCGTTGCCAGTTCCGGAGGGGTCAGTGTTTACGTTTGGTTGCTCATAGAGCATTCCGCCATTTTCAAAGGAGGATTGCTCACGGAGGAATCTTTCTTGGTTTTCTAACAGGACAGCGGTTACTGCTCTCTTATGGGGATCTTTGATTGAATCAAGTCCCTCATGGTTGAGGAGAGGTGCCCACTTTTCCTGCAGATGCTCTGATTGGAACATTTGCGTTTACCTAATTTAAAGTTTGCGTTTGATTTAATGTTAAATTCAGTTGTTCTTGCTAAAAGAACCCAGAGTTCTCATGTATGCAGCCATCGAATCTGAGTAAGACTCAGAACCCGAATGGTCTACACCTTCTGAGAGGGTTTCTGTTTTAGCTACTGAAGACTCTTTCTTGGAGGCAAAATATGACTCCTTGAGTGTTTCCAGCTTTTCACGATATTGCTCTTCACTTTCAAACTCAACACTTTCGGCAAGTGAAGCGAGCTTCTCTTTCTGAGTCTGTGCAAGACCTTCAGAGACCTGATCTAATACCCCATCAGCAACCGACTCTGCGAGACGCTTGTTAAGGGAGATGTTCTTCTCAATTTGCTCGTTGAGTTTTGTCTCCATATCATCAAGTTTTTCTACCATGCTTTCAAGTACATCATATTTTTCTTCAGGGATTGATACATAATGTTCTTCAAAAAGACCTCTCATTCCTTCGAGGAATGATTCGGTCATTTCGGTCTTAAGACCAGCTTCAACTGCGAGTGCATTCTCTTCGAACCACTCGTCAGCAACATACTCAAGATAAGAATCTACACGCTCTGCGAGTGACTCTTTTGCTGCTTCGATTTCTTCTGCAAGAGTAGCAGCATACTGCTCTTCCAGACCTTCTTTGATTTCAG